ATGCCATCGATGGCAGGTGGTGGATTTACATCTGGACCTAGGTCTGGTTATTTGTCAATGATGCATGGTGATGAATTAACTTTGAGTGGTAGTGCTGGTGGTGAGACCATCAAAATTGGTGAAAAACTGGGTGAAGGTATGTTCCGCACCCAAAAGAAACGCAAGAATGAATATGCCAAACTTGCTGCAGATGGACTTTCTGAATATTATGATAAGAGAAATGGATGGGAGAAATTTATTGATTGGTTGAAAGGTTTGCTTCCATGGGTAGATAATCCAAAATTTAATCTTTTTGATCCAAAAACATGGGATAAAACGAAAGCTAGTAAAGAAAATCCTCCTGGTAACGGTGGCGATCGTGCTAGAGGTTTTAGCAAAGGTCCTTTAACTGCTTCTGATGGTACATTAAAAGGAAAGATCAGATCACTAGAATCTGGTGGTGATTATGGATCTACATTTAAGAAGTATCTTGACGGTTTCGATCGAAAAGATGAAGACATCACTAAAATGTCAATTGCAGAGGTTGTCCAATATCAAAAGGATTATCTTGCTCATCAGACCGCTATGGGCATTCCTTTAAAGCAACAAAGTGCTGCAGTTGGTGCATATCAAATGTTGTATCCAGATAAAGCAGCAAAAGCACTTGGTATTGATATGAGTGCTAAATTTGATCAAGCAACTCAAGATAAACTTGCTGAATATTATCTAAACATGGCAGGTCAGCAAGATTATCTAAGTGGAAAAATTACTGCAGAGCAATATAATGATGGACTGGCAGGTCAGTTTGCTTCAATTAAAACAGTTGCTGGGGCAGGAGTTTATGATAATGATGGATTGAATAGTGCATATGGTACAGTTTTGGATGAAGTCAAAGCAACGAAAGCAAAGAAAACGAAACCAGAACCAGTAACAACACCACTAACTAAAGCATTCTTAGGTGGTAGAGATTTTGGACTAAAGACTGGTGAAGGTCTTAACGTTGGATTGGGTGGAACCAATTACAGAGTTGAAAAAACTGATGATGGTTTCAGAGTATTGGATGGTGGTTTCTTTGGACTTAACAGACAAGAACTCAAAGAAATTCCTAAAGGTCTAGAAGAGACGTTCATAAACAGATATGGAAATCGTCCAGATTTAAATCCAACTGGTTCTGGTGAAGCTGCTGCCGATGCTCTAGGATCTACATCTGCTGATGTTGCCGCTGCTGATAGAGCAGCAAGAAATGGAGAGGTAGTAGTAACTGCTGTAATGCCAGAAACAAAGTCAAATGAAAGTGGTAAAGCAGGAACAGAAGTTGCTGCTGATGGTTCTGGTGCTCAAGGATTGGCTCTTTATTCTGTAGTTCAAACAATGGGTCTTGCATAATCATGTCACAGTTTCAATCAACAACCGACTTTGAGTTGAAGAGCGTTAAGATCTACCCTGTAGACGCTGAAAAACCTCTTGAGATAAAACAATTAGTTCAACACATTGATTACGTGGAAGCTGTGCATCTTCCATATGTTTCTGCAACTATGGTTGTTGTTGATAGTGCTGGTTTGATTGGATCTCTTCCTATTATGGGTTCAGAAAAAGTAATTATTAATGCAAAAACCAATGCTCGGGATGAAGTAACTGAGTATATAATGAGAGTTTGGAAGATTGGTAATAGATACACTCAACAAAACAAACAGGCATATACATTAGGATTAGTTTCCGAAGAATTTCTTAATAATGAAACTGTGAGAATGTCTGCACCATTAGTTGGTAATCCAGAATCTATTGCTATTAAACTTGTAAATGAACTAGGATCAACTAAAACTATATTCTCTGAAAGTTCATTATTTGAAGTGAAGTATCTTCCTAACAGGGAGAGACCATTTGATATTATTGGAAAACTAGCAGGAAAATCAGTATCACCACAAGCAAAATATACAACAGAGACTGATAGTAAAAACAAAACTGCCTTCAGTAAAGACAATAAAAAGACTAGTGGTAAAAGATTGAAAGGAAGTGGTGGATTTTTCTTTTGGGAGACCAATAGAGGTTATAATTTCTTTGCAGTAGATAGTTTATGCGCTGATAAGGATAGTCCATTAAAGTCTAAGAAATTAGAAACAACAGCATGGGGTCCATATGTAGAGAAAGTTGCCAACCAAAGTGATGGAGCAGATGATAGATATACAATTTTAACCTCACAATTTACATCAGATGTTGATTTGATGAAAGGGTTGAGATTTGGTAGATATGGCACTAAAGTTGTCATGTTTAATGTGTCTACAGGTCAATATAGTGAATACGACTATCTCATGAGTGAAGCATGGGAAAATATGGCACATCTAGGTGGACAGGATGGATTGAGTTCTATACCACTTTCGCAAAGAAAAATGGAGGCATTTCCTAGTAGAGTTATGTCCATGGTAATTGATCATGAGACATGGTATAATGAACCTGGACCAGCATCACCAGAACCAGAAGATGGATCAAAAAAACCAAGTTCTTATGCTGATAGACAAAAATACTATGCTGCACAAGCAGAAGCAAGATTTAAGATGCTTACTAATCAGCAAGCAGTGATTGTAATACCAGGAAATGCTGAAATTTGTGCAGGAGACAAAATAGACATTAGACTAGTAAGTAAGGTTCCCTCTTCAGAACAGAAGACTGAACCAGTTGATACAGAAAGTAGTGGAGAGTATCTGATTGGTGAAGTAACTCATACTTACGACAAACAAGCAGGTGCAAATGGAAAGTTCACTACTACATTGCGACTGATGAGAGATTCATTTGGTATGAAAGGAAAGCAGTCAGCACACGGATCTAAATAACTAAAGGAGGTAATTACCTATGGACAACATCGAAGAGCATATCAAGAAGGACAAAGATATCCTTCAAGATCCAACTACTAATCCACAGATGCGTCGTCACATTGAAGGCGAATTGCATGATTTGGAAGAGTATGTCGAGCACCATAAAAAGGAAATTGAAGCAGGAGATCATCACGATCCAACATACCTAGAACTATATTGCGATCAAAATCCATCAGAACCCGAATGCTTAATCTATGAGGACTGAGTGATATGGATCAGGCGTTATCCCAACTAGTACCAGTTCAGCGCATCGGACGAGATGGGTTCAATTGGTGGGTTGGACAAATTGAAGGCACTGCCTCTGACGAGGAAAACAATAAAGGCGGATATCGATATAAGGTTAGAATTGTTGGAGAGCATCCAGCAGATAAAACCATTCTCGATACCCCTGATTTGCCATGGGCAACTGTTATCATGCCTGTCAATAGTCCTTACACGCCTGGAAATATTGCTGGTGGTGACCCACAACTTGTCCCAGGTGGTTGGGTCATCGGTTTTTATCTAGATGGTAATAAACAGACACCTATTATTATGGGGTCTATTGGACAGACCCCAGGTGCGACAACAGTTATTAAAAACGTCAGACCTGATGATCCACCATTTACGACAGGTATACGTTCTGGTCAATATGCACCAAACCCTGCTACAGATGGACAAGAGGGTGCAGAGAATAGAGAAGGTGGAGAAAGTGAAACTACCGCTAAAACAGGTGGTGGACAATCAGACGGAACTACAGATGGTGATGGTAATCTAAGGGTTCCTTTCCCATCAGGTCAAGGTGTCAAACCTAATAGAGAAGAGTGGTGTCAGTCTGTAGCAGAGAAATGTAAGGACGTTGATGTCAAGACCCAGATGACTACCATCTTGGGTCAATTATTAGCAGATATTCAAAACAGTAATGGCAACATCGGAACGTTCTATGTTGACAAGTATACTGGTGGATTGAATAGTGCAATTTCTTCTGCCAGAACTAATATCAACAAAGCAACTCTTGTCGTTAGTGAACTTCTAGCAAAAGTCAAAGGATATATTAAACAGAAAATTTCAGAAGCAGTTGACGCGCTAGTAAAAGCACTCTTGAGACAAGATGAAACAGGTAATGCACTAACACCAGTTACAGAATTTGCTAACAACCTTCTGAAAGACCTGGGTTGTAAGATGATGGACCTGGGTGATCGATTGGCGGCATGGTTGACAAACGTCTTAATGAGTTATGTTGAACAAATCTATAAGGCAGTCATGTGTCAAGTAGATGAACTTGTTAATGGTATTATTTCAAAGATCAACCAACTTCTAACACAACTACTAGAAGATATCTTAGGTCCACTGCAAGCAATCTTAGGTGCTATTGCTGAACCACTGAATATTATTGGTGGTGCTATCAATTTTATTCTTAAACTACTAGGTATCTCTTGTTCTGGTCCAGATACAACTTGCTCTAAGTATAAGATAGTATGCACAACTGGAGAGAAAAAGAAAGATAAAGATGATAAAAATTTCTTAGACAATCTTCTAGACGATATTGATGGATTGTTTGGTGATACTCCAGCAGATTATACTCAGTATGTTTGTGATGATGCATATAAAGGTAATACATTAGAAATAACAACTGTAGGATTTACTGGTGGTATTCCTAAACCTATTACTGAAGGTAATAAGAAACCATTGATTACTTACAGCATCGATGATATCGAAGTTACAGAAGGTGATGTTGCTACATTTACTGTGACTAGATCTGGATATCTAGATAGCGCATCTTCTGTCACATTCAAGACATTAAAAAATCAAGGCAGCGCCACAGAAGGAACAGATTATGTTGCTGTTGACGGTATCTTAGGATTTACACCAAACGAGACTTCAAAAACATTTACTGTAAGAACACTTTATTCTTCTCAAGATGAACCTGATGAAAGTTTCTTCGTTGTATTGAGAAAAAATAGTCCTGCTCAAGATAGTGGTATAGGATCGATCTTCAGTAAGAGCATTGGTAAGTGTACAATTACCGAGCAAAAGTTAAAAGAAATACAGGATCCATATACAATTCAACCTAAAAATCCTCTAGAACCAATTCCAGAACCAACACCAGAAGATTTAAATCAACCATCTACTCCTGGAAACCAAACACTACCAGAAGTTGAACCAACTTTAATTCCTAGTTACGTTGTTAGAGCGAACAGAACTTCTTGTCCAGAAGGAGAATTTATTATCTACACTATCACAACAGAGAATGTAGAAAATGGAACTATTGTTTACTATACACTACTAGGTAATAACATTACAACAAATGATATTGTTGGAGGAGAATTGACTGGTGAATTTGTTGTTAATAATAACGAAGCAAAAGTAACTGTTGGTATTGCTGAAGATGGTGTTGTCGAAGATGAAGAGACATTAACATTCACTTTGAATGGTAAGGGCGCATCAGTAGATGTTCTTATTATTACAAGAGATGATCTGGAAATTGGTGACTATGATGAAGGTGTAGGAGATGCACCAGAAAATCAGTTTAGTCCTTTTGAACCTCCATCTGTTGACCCAAGTAAAATTATTACTGATGACAACGGTGGCATTATCGAGATCCCTGTTGACAAACCAGGAGATCCATGGGCGGAACCGCCATATGTCTTCATTGGTGGTGAAGGTTTTGGTGCAGTAGGAACAGCACTATTGGATGAGAATGGTTTCCTAACAGAAATCAGAGTACAAGCAAATGGATATGGTTACAAGTTAAATCGTGCAGTTGACAATGATGTCAGATGTATTATTGATGCTTTCACAATTGCTCGTCCTGGTATAGGATACACTAGTGTTCCTGACATGTATGTCAATGGAGAACTGGGTGTTGCTGAAGCTGTTATAAATGATGATGGGTTCGTCATTGGTGCTCGCATCTTAGATAGAACCAGAACATTTGATAAGTTCCCTGCTATCGAAATTATCGGTGGTGGTGGATATGGAGCAAAACTCCTACCATCTCTAGCATGTCTGAATACAGATGCTCTAGCAACAGTCGGTGCTACTAAGATCGGCACTGGTAAGTATATTGATTGCCCATAATGACACAAAAAGCTGCTTTCCAATATCCCAATAGTATTTTCAAGCAGACAACGCCTGACGAAACTCAGCAGTTGTCTGAAAATCCTAGGTTTAGTACATGGTACAAGGGATGGTTAACTAGATCTAAAATTTATGAGAGAAAGTTACCTGATGGTATCGTTGGTGCCTTGCGTGTCGATGGTCCAGCAGACAGTTTCATGGCACTTGATAACTCTGGTAACATCAAACTAGTCACTGGAGTAAAAGATCCGAACAGAGGTCCTGGCAGCGGTCTCCTAGGCATTAAAACATTTGGACAGCAGCAATACCACCAGAATAGGTCAAACCTACAGTACAACGCTGGTGATGACGAAGAAGGCATAGCAATTAATGTCCTTTGTTATGGTGATTATGTAGAGAAGTCTATAGGAAGTGAAAGACATATCTCAGCAACAAAGATCCTTATTACTGCAACATCTGACTTAGTATTAGAAGGTGGTTCAGTCAGGATCCAATCAGAAAGTGAACTTGAATTAAGTGGTCAGTCTATTACTACTGCTCAGATCAATAAGAAAGACATTGTTCTTGGACAGAAGAAAACTACAGGTGCTGGTGAGAATACTACAGAACAGTTTGATCCACGTTCAACAACAGTAATTAATACTCCTGGTAGTTTGCAATCTAATATTGCTCAAGATTGGCGAGTTCTTGCAGGTGGTGCTATTAAAATGACCGCTGCAGGTGGACCTGGAGCACTTATCAAAGACAGAGTATTTGGCATGGATCTGAATACAGCAACAGATTTTTCTATTAGTGGTGCAAAATCTGGAGGAATTTACAGTGCTGGATTTATTGATGTTGCATCAACAGGAGAATTTACTCTCACTGCAACTGATACTCAAGTAACAACTGCAAACTTTACAGGAGACTTTGCTACTACAAGTCTTACCACAGCAGATCTTGACATTACTTCTGCAGCAGTCAATATTACTGGTTCTGCCGACGTTACTATCACAGGTGCAAACGTCAAACTGATCGGTGCATTAATTTATCTTAATTAAGACATAAGTAATACAAAATGTGAATGAGTGCAAACTGGCACAAGGGGGATTGATTTTCCCCTTTTTTAATGATAAATTATCCTTGTAGCAAATGGGAGGTGCTTCAATTACTCGCACCAAACACTTGACGCGCATCTGCATCATGTGCTATTCTTTTCAAGCGATCGGGAAAACCCGATCCTCCATCTGTGGGTAACCACTCCACAAGTAAACTAAACAAAGGTATTAAACAAATGATCAAAACTGCTTTCGCTGCTGCCGCTGCAGCCGTCGCTTTCGCTGCTCCTGGTGCTGCCCTTGCAGGACCCTACGTTAACGTAGAGGCAAACTCTGGTTTCACTGGTAGCGATTACACTGGAACCACAACCGACGCTCACGTAGGCTGGGCAGGCGACAACGGTGCCGTTTCTTATGGCGCTCAGATTGGTCCTTCTTTCGTCGTAACTGACGCTGGAGAATCTGACACTGTTCTGTCTGGTAAAGTCTATGGTAGTGTTGCTGCTACTGAGGCACTTTCTGTCTATGGCGAACTCTCCTTCGCTGGTGGTATCGACGATGCTGACAACGGTTATGGAACCAAGATCGGTGCAACCTGGTCCTTCTGATCTGATTTGCATAATCTAGTTGATGTGATATAATGACAGGGGATCTTCGGATCCCCTTTTTCATTCTAAATATCATTGTTGATGGGGAATTTATGCTATCTACTCAATATAGATTGCGCTTAGAAGGCATTTGCAAGAAAATTGCAAATAATGATGTAGTTGAACTGTCTGATATGATTTGGGCGGAGAAACTAGCAAAGGCACACACTACCGCTCGTGACTGGTTGAGACAAGCACGACGCCAATCTAAAGGGATTGAGGAGGGAAGTGTAGATGATTTTATGAATAGGATGGGTTTGGGAGATCCTGATCCATCCAACCATAAGACAAGATTTGACGGTGCTGATGAGATCGTCGATTGGTTCAAACAAGATAAACCTGATGACTGGAGGCAACGTGACTGAAAAGATTACTCCTGAGACATACGAAAAGATGAATGAGGAGTTTGAGGAAGAAGGACTTGCCTTTAGAATCATAGTTCCCACACAAAAAGAAATCGATGAGTGGAGGAAAAGTGACTAGTGATTTTCTAGATAATCTAGCAGCGCAACAATATAAAAAAGCGCATAGAGATAGCATAGCTTCTCTAAAAAGAGAGATTGAAGAACTCAAGGCAGAAATTGTAGTCCTGAAAGCATCTAAACAATGACTGAAAAATGGCGTGAGGAAACCAACAAAGTAATTGCTAAAAATCTTGTAGAGAATATTGAAAAGCTACTTGACGGAAAAGCACATTACTACATATGTTGTGATAGGACATCTTCTCATAGAAAAATCGTAA